AAACCCCACACAGTACGCCCTAATTGGCCTCTAGAAGCCTCTGTGAAGGCCGATAACCCTAGTCTGTGGGTGTGCCCACACACCACGCTCTTTCCCAGCCTCCTAGCCCCATTTAAGGCCGTTTGTGAAGGTACTTGGCTAAGAGGGAAAGCGTCTCCATGAACTGCCGTCCAGCCGTACGCCCAATCAAGTCCGTAGGGGTGGAATTTAATCTTGAGTTTATCATACCCCATAAAACGTTCATATTGGAGTTCAGGTAAATTGAGGAAGGATGGGAGTCTTTTTTTGATTGATCGATAAAGTCTGATTCCATGATTGCTGCCTAGAACGTCAGTAACACCAAGATACTGTAAAACCTCTTGGGTAAACTTTCTGTCATCATCTAGGTTTCCTACCATCTCGTCAATCGTTCCTGCATTAAATCCACCAAGTTGAGGCAGATCAATTTCATCACCAATTTGAATAGTGCGGTGAGGTTTCCACTTTTGCAAAAAACGTCCTACTACTTTGACCGACTGCTCATCTATAAAAGGGGCTTGAAGGTCACTAATAAAAGCAATTCGCTTAATCGTCGTCCTCGTCAGGTGTGGGAATGACTGGGATTATGGCATCAGGCTTATCATTCGCTACCCAGTCCGGTAACGCTGAAGGTTCTTGCATAAAGAACCAAGCCAACTCATTACTAAAACCAGCCTTCTTGGCTGCTCTGTATATCTCATGTTTGGTTATGAAATAAACGTCCAGTTTTGATAAAGGTTCGGGAGACTTTCTTACAACTCTCCTATTAACCTTTTTTCTTTTCTTTGTGTTTGCCATAATTAAATTCTACTTCCTACTAATGACAATAAAGAGTTCATCAATACGATTTGACAGGTGTGTCGTTTCTGTTTGTAAGGCTGTTAACTGGTCTTTCATTGAGTTGCCCCCATTCGGGCGAAGTTCATTTAGCCAACCTTTAACTAGCCAGCGCAATCCAGCAAGTAATCCAATTAATGTGGTGGTAATTCCAGCGGCAAAGCCAGCCCACTCAAGGGCTGTCATTACTCTTTGCTACCTAAGCCAAATGCTTTATCGTCAGGATCCATAGCACGCAAGATTGGTGCTGCAAAAGCGACTAGAAAAGCCTTCCAAATGTCATCAAATGAACCTGAAGGATTGGTTACGTAAACAGTTGCAAGACAAACAAATGCGCTGCGTCCGTATGATTGTATTGCTGCGATTACTTTCTTATTCATTGCTACCCCCTAGTAGTGGTATGTTAAAAAACTCTGAATTATTGTCTTGATCTTTTCTAAATGAAATATGTATGTGGTGGTTGTGCGGGTTATAGCCTTTGTAGCGTCTCCATTTGTAATTCAAGATTGGCGAAGCAATTTGACCTAAATGAATTACATACAAAATACGTCCGTTATGTTTGGCGTATTGTCGTAACTGATCTGCCAAAATTGCTGAAGTTCGTTTGTCGTCAGATAAGCGAGCGTCAATGTCGATTGCACGTACCACCCCTGTTTTTGCGTCGGGTATGTGATCGGACTTACCTTGTAACTGATGACGCAGATCAGCGACCCATCCATCAGATTTCCGCAAACGATCAGCGAAGGAATCATCCAATTGTTCTCTTAACTGAACCGCAGCCTTTGACAACCAAGGTTTCATTATAAAAGAAGTAAAGCGGCTTCCTCGGCGGTGATACCTAACTTAGCCAATAGTTCAGCCTTTGCCTCTGCTTTAGCAGCAGCCTCAACCTCTTTGGCTTTTAACTCAGCCTCATACGCTTTAGCGTCTGCCTCTCTTTGAGCAATTTCCTCGGCAGTTAATTCCACCTCAGTTTGCTCTCCTGTTTCACAATTTATTATTAGTTTAGTTGGCATTATTTCTCCTTATGAGTTTGATATTCCGTATAGGTAAAAGGTTGAATTGGTAACAAAATCCTCAGTTAATTTTTTAACTTCTATTTGAGTTATTGCGGCTGTACCTGTCCACAATAAAGCCGCCATAGCCATATACGCTTCGGTACCATTGTTTTCATTTAAGGTATCACTTGAAAACGACTTGGCATTTGATGAGGTGTAGTTGGGAATATAGATATCACCGCTGCCAAATGTGTCTGTGGTTTGAATGCTTCTGCCAGTATAACCTGCTAAACCTGTACTGTCAGAATAACTAGAGGCTGCCGAACCACTACCTTCTAAAAACTTGCTACTTACATTTATTGGTGATGATGAATTAAAAACTAAATAAAGTGGAAAATTAGCGGTGCTACTTCTTAAACTTACTCTTAATAATAAATCGGTGTAGGTTTGAGGTATTGTCGTAAATGTAACGCTTGAAGTAGCACTACCCAAAGTCTTAGCCTCAATTAAAGTATATGTATTTGCCATTATGCCGCCGTTATTCCGTAGAGTGTTAAAGTTGTGCCAGTTTGAAAATCACTACCAACCTGTTCTAATACTTTAATTTGATTTATGGCAGAAGTTGAACGCCATAAATTCACAGTAGTAATTACTTGACCACTTGCAGTAGCATTATTGCCCCTGCATAAAAAGGTTTTATATGTTGTAGTGTTTGCATAATTCATTATTTGAAAAATGTTAATTGATTGAGATGTGCCTATTCTACCTACTAACATAGTTGATATGTTTGATTGGCGACTACTTGCAGCAGCAGACCCGTCACCATATAAAAAAGTTGTTGAATAATTAGTTCCTGTATCTATTGAACCATTACCGACCTGCATCAAGATATTGTTTGCTGCACCCGTTGTTCCTGCAACCACTAAAACTAAATCTGTGTAGGTTTGCGGAATTGAAGTAAAAGTATAAGATGACGCAGAACTACCTAAAGTAGTTGTCGCTATCGGTGTATATGTTGAACCAGCAGCCATTGTTATGCTCCCTTAATTCCGTATAGGGCGAATTGTGTATATTGATTCCAATTTGTAGCATTCGTAAAAGTTATAGAAGTTATTGCTGAAGTGCTATTAACCAAACCACTACCAAAAATAATGCGACCACTACCATTGAGGTCAGTACCATTTAATAATCTAATAACTTTTGTTTTGTTTGTATTTGTGTAATCTAATAAATCTAAAACTCCAGCAGAAAATATATTATTAACTGCGCCTGAAGTTGAAACTGCCAAAATATCTTCCCAAGCAGAATAACTTGAAGTGGCATAAGCACTAACAGTTGAACCATCTCCAGTTAATCTATGGTAAGCCATATTGCTAGAAGTAGTGCTATTTACTGTAATTGCGCCAGTTGTGATGCTACCAGCCGTTGAAATGTTGGCATTAATAAATCTAATTTGTAGGTGCGTAAAAGTTGATGGTATAGAAGTAAATGAAATGCTTGAAGCACCGCCTGAACCTACTGTTACTGTTGCAATAGATTCGTAACTATTAGTACTTGGAGTTACCCCAACGCTTAAAGTGCCAGCAATTATGTTAAGCAATTCCGCCTACCACATACCAAGTATCAGTTGCAGTTTTAATGCAAACGGCAGATTTGTATTGACCTAATGATGGTTGCGCTGCTGTTGCACCGGCTGAGTTAATAGTTGTTGTACCGCTTGTTACTGCCTTAATTGTGCATGCACCTGCGCCGATATTAAGAACAGTAATGGCAGTTCCTACCGGATAAGCAACTGAAGCGTTAGTTGGAATTGTAAAGTTTACGGCGGTTGCTTTGTTCATTAAAACTAATGCCTGATATTGGTCTGCAAGAACTGGAGTGTAATCCGCAGTTTGCGCTGTACCTACTGTAAATGCGGTTAATCCGTTCATTGCGGCAGCCGAAAGAACGTCGCCTGTTGAAAATGGAAAGCCTGTTGCCATGTTTATTTCTCCTTTATAGGTCTAATTATATCTTAGTAAGACAGAATATCCTCGCCAAGAACTCCATAAGTGCTATCTCCCACAATAAACCCATCAACAATAGGCTCAAGGGTGGTGAGTGTAGTAATCCAAGAACTCGCTGTTATATCGTGAGTAACGCCTTGGACTTGCAGATTCTTAGTGATGGTTGAGGAATCGGGTTGGATATTTGTAATTAAAACATTGTTAAAGTAATCCATGCCTAGAATGGTTGCCGTTGGAACATTTGGGTCAAATAGATCAAGGGTCATCTGATCGATTCGGATTGTAGTTGTTGATCTAGTCGCAACGTAAATTTTAGCAATGTTCATGGCGTTGGCATCTGTATCAATTACCAAATCAGGCACACTTATTGAATGAGGAAAATAGGTTGCAATCGAGGTAGCGTCGACGGCAGTCTGAGAAGTGCCGCCCACTCTTGTCATTGTTGCAGTATTAATAATAAGTTTGTCATCAAAGGCAAACTTTAAGTCTTTGTAAGGTATGCCACCGGTTTGATTAAATTGGGTTGGCGTAGCCCCTGCGCTTGCAATAACTGTATTTCTATTCTTAAATATGGCGTTACCTTCAGGGGTAATATAGAAAGCCCCTTGCTCAGAAAATTCACAGTTTTGTAAAGCACTTAAGGAAGTTCTCAGAGTTGCAGGGTCAGCACTTGTTAAACTGTTTCCAGTCTCAATGCTACGCATGCCATTTGGGAATTGAACAGTATCAAGAATCTTATTTATAC